ATACTCTACTAAGTCTATGAGAGAGATGAAGAAAGTATTTAAAGATCTTAGAGACAGACAAGTTTCTCAACAAGATCAACAAATGCAACTTCAACAACAAGCACAAGAACAACAAGCTCAGCAAGCACAAGCTGCATTACAACAAGCTGCTCAACTTGCCCAAGAGCAACAAGCTAATGACAATTACCAAAAAGAACTTGATAGATTATCTAAAGAGAAGATTGCTATTATTCAAGCTACAGGATTTGGTAATGTTGCAAGTGAAGATGTTAACTCTAATACTGTCCCTGATGTACTTGAAGCTAGCAGATTAGCTAATGATCAAGAATCAGCTGCTAAAGATTATGGATTAAAGATGGCTGACATGGCATCTAAAAATAAACAAGCTGCTGATAAAATGTCTATAGAGAAAGAGAAGATACAATTACAAAGAGAAAACATGGCTAATGATTTAGCAGTGGCTAAAGAAAATGCTAAGGGCAGAAATAACAAAAAAGGTTAAAAAACTTCTCCTCTTCGGAGGAGTAAAAAATATTAATGCTATATTATCTAGAAAATTGGATCAGTTTGATTCATAACACTTTGATATTAAATAGTGTTGTTATACTTTTACATAAATAAAACCAAACATAAATACAACTACATATGGCTGATAATTTAGAAACTATGGGTAACTTTAGTATCCAAGATACTATGGAAATGGGAATGGGTAATCAAGAACTATTAAATGACTTGTTTTCCCCTGAAACATCAACATCTAATCCAGAAGATGTTACACCTATTATTAAAGACGCTGATGCTCCTGATGCTCCTGAAGCACCAGCAGTGAAGAAAGGTAAGGATATTATTCCTCCTAAAAGCGTTGATGGTAAAACAGATGAAGAGAAAGCAGAAGGACAATCTATGATTGCTGATTTCTTAAGTGATGATGAAGATGAAGATGATGATGAAGAAGATACACCTCCAGCAAAAGCACCAGCAAAGAAAGCTACAGAAGCTGCTACTGATGATGCAGATGAGGAGGATGATAATGAAAGTAATGAAGGAACACAATTCACTGCTCTTGCAAATGATCTTTATAAATTAGGTGTATTCACTGATGAGGATGAAGATCAAGGACCAATAACCACTGCAGAAGACTTTTTAGAAAGATTCAATGCTGAAAAGAAAAAAGGTGCTGCAGAAATAGTTGAAAATTTCATAGGGCAATTTGGTGAAGATTACCAAGAAGCTTTTGATGCCATATTTGTAAAAGGAGTTAATCCAAAAGATTACTTCGGTACATACAATCAAGTTGTAAATTTCGCTGAGATGGATCTTTCTGATGAAGGTAATCAAGTGAGAATAATGAAACAAGCTTTGGCAAATCAAGGATTTGATTCAGAAGATATAGAAACAGAAGTTGAAAGACTTAAAAACTATGGTGACTTAGAAAGCGTAGCTACTAAACATCACAAAGTGCTGGTTAAAAAAGAAGCAGCTAAATTGCAACAAATGGAAGCTAAGGCTGAACAAGAGTTACAACAAAAACAAGCTGTTAAAAATCAGTATATAAATAACGTACAAAGCATCTTACAAGATAAGGTGAAATCAAAAGAGTTTGATGGGATTCCTATCAATCCAAAATTAGCAAGCAAACTACAAGACTTCTTATTAGTTGATAAGTGGAAAACTCCTTCAGGAGAAACACTAACAGACTTTGATCGTGCTATCTTGGATATGAAGAGACCAGAGAACCATGAAATGAAAGTTAAGTTGGGTCTTCTTATGAAGATATTGGAAGAAGATCCTACATTATCAACTATACAAAGAACAGGTGTGACTAAAAAGTCTAACCAATTGTTCGGAGAAGTTGCAAGACAAGTAACTAAAGCTAAAACAGCTTCAGCTACTGGTAGTTCAAAAGCTAACCCTAGTTCATGGTTCTTATAACAAAAATTAATAATTAACAAAAAAAACGAATAACAATGGCAATTCAAACAATCCCAGGGTTAACAGGTTTTACTTATGCTCGTGTAGCGTCTATGGACAAACGTGCTGTTGGAAAACTTACAGACTCAAATCACTTGGAAAGTTTTCACTCTACTGAGCCTGCTGATTATGACAAGAAAATCATTTCTTTATATACTCAAAGCTCATTGTACAGTAATGACTTTTTAGACATGATCAACAAAAGCACACCTTATTACATTGATAATAATAGTGATGCATGGAAATGGCAAGTAGCTGTTCCTTACAAATTCCCAAAAATTATTGACATCCCTGCTTCTACGCAAGATTTAATCGCTGCTGGTAAAACAGGTATTGATGGTCAAGAATTTTCTTTAGTATTAGATACTAATGAATTCTCTAAAAACGCAATCGTTTCTGTAGGTACACGTCAGTATGGTCCTAGATTCTATGTAATCAAAGATCCTGTGCCTTGGAATATGGGTTACTTGTATTCATTTACATTAGTGACTGATAATCCAACAGTTGATTTCGTAAACCCTATCTTCTTACAATATGGAGTTGAACTAGAATTAGTTGATGCTGCTATTGGTGAGTTCGATCAAGACTTATTAGGTCTTCCAAGATTAGGTGAGCAAATCACTATGTTCGAATCTTTAGGTTCTGCATATGGATATGAGCACAAAATCACAGAATGGGCTGATGACAAAATGATGAGAGATTCTTCTGGTAAACCATTAGATATCTTAGTGTATGCTCCACAAAGAAGAAACCAATTACCTTTAACTCGTAATGATGTTAAATGGGAACCATTCATTGAGTTCTGGATGCGTAAGTCTATGTTAGAATTAAAAGTTAAACGTATGATCTGGGCTAAACCAGGTACAGTTAAAACTAACGGTTCTAAACAAGAATTAAAACGTACATCTGCTGGTGTTTACCACAGAATGAGAAACAATGGTAACTTAGTACAATACAATAGAGGTGAATTCTCTGCTAACTTAATCCGTTCTGTATTTGGAGATTTATTCTACAGAAGAGTGGATGTGAAAGATAGACGAGTTAAAATGTATACTAATGAGGCTGGATTCGATGTATTCCAACAAGCTCTTAAAACAGATGCATTAAATTCTGGTCTTACTTTCATGGCTGATTCTGGAAACAGATATATGCAAGGAGAAGGACAACACATCACTTACAACTTTGCATTTGATGCAATGGTAACTCGTGAGACTGGACGTGTTGAATTGATTCACTTAAAAGAATTAGATTTACCACAAACTAACTTAGAGTTTGGACAAAACAAAAAATCTACTCCAGTATTTATGGTGTTTGATGTTTCTCCAATGTCTGATGGTTCAATGGTAAACAACATTAGAGAAGTACGTATGAAAGGTGCTCCTTCTATGACATGGGGTTATATTGATGGTACTCGTCACCACTTAGGTTTTGCTAAATCTCAAGGTATGAGTTCTGCTAACAAATTCCCAGGATACGAAATCTGGATGAAAGACAGATGTGATGTATTTATTGAAGATCTTTCTAGAACTGTGTTGATCGAGGAAATCCCACAATTCTAATAATAAAATTCCGAGATGAGTCCCCTCACCTCCTCTCCCTCCCAGAGGGGATGATTCTCAACCCTAGTGCCCAACTAAGCATTTGCCTTAGCACCTGCACTTAAAAAAAAGATTCTGCTTAGTAAAGCCTCTTGCATAGCAATGTAACTAAGTGAAAGAGTGATGGATTGGGGTGTCCCTGGTCGCATATCCCTTCGATGGGACCACTCTACTAAATAAAACCAAATTATTAAATAACTACATTATGGGTAAAACAGGCAAAATCTCTACGATAAAACGTGAGTATAACAGTTCTCAACTGCAAACAATGGACAGTGGACTAGCACAAAAAGGATTCACAAGAATTCCTGGAACAGGAGTATTCAAATATCCTTATAAAGAATTAGATGGTAAATACAGAACAGGACTTGATCCAGATTCTGCATATATCAGAAGAATCCAAGATCCTACTGAAAAAGAATTAGAAATTGAAAGAGTTACAGCTCTTAAAGCAAAACTTGAAAATGAATTAGGTGATATTGATTTAGGACCTCGTTCTTCATTTTGGAACTATGGACTTTCTACTTCTACAGATGATCAAACACACGTACAACCAGTTAAGTTATTAGATGGTGATAATTACTTTGACCTATCAATTCCTTTTCAAGAGATAGCCTTTTCATGGTTAAGAGTACATCCAACTATTGCATCTTCTCACCAAGCATGGGAAAGAGGAGAATATCCAGCAGAAACACAATTTTATGTTGTTGATGATGAGATTGAAAATGCAGTGATCTACAAGAAAAAACAATTGATTAACAAAGCTATTGTTAAGTTTGATAGTATGACTCCTGAGAAGAAACGTAAAGTTGCAAGACTTTTAGGACTTCCAGTTACAGAAGATACTAAAGAGGAAGTTGTTTATAATCAAGTAGATAACACTTTAAAACAAACAGAATTCAAGAATGGTAAATATTCAGGATTGAATCCAGTTGAAGTGTTCAATAGATTTGCTGACATGAAAGAAGATTTACTCCATATACAAGATTTAATTAAACAAGCGATTGCACATTCAGTTTACCGAATTAAAGGAAATGGTAAAATTTACGAAGGTGAATTTGAAATAGCTAAAGATGAACAAGATTTAATTAAATTCCTTGCTGATGATGATAACCAAGATGAGTTATTAGTATTAGAAGGCAAATTGAAAACTAAAAAACTAGCTTCTATTTAAGGGGCTAGTTTTTAAAAATATAAAAGAATATGATACCAGTAGATAGTTTATTATACAAGATCGATCAGAAACTAAATAAACTATCAACTAATGAGCACCAACAGATTCAACTAGAAGACAAAATCTTAGCTCTGAATGAAGCTCAGATTAAGTTGATAAAACAAAAGATTGATGGCATTAGTGTTGCTAGTCAATTAGGGCAAGATTCATTTAAGAAACGTTATGAAGACTTACAAAGTCTTATAATGAATTATAATCATCAGCCTTTAGATCTTACGTTAAAGAATGTTGAATTGAATCAATGGTGTACATATGTACATCAACTGACTCCAAAATATATGTTCTATATAGATTCATATTTATTGGCAGATAAAGGTAGATGTAAAGATAGAAAGATTTGGATTAATAGAGATCTTGCAAAACATGGTGATCTACAGTTTATATTAAACAATGATCATTACAGACCAAGTTTTGAATATCAAGAAACATTCAACTCTTTGTCATCAGATGAGATAAGTTACTTTACAGATGGTACCTTTACTCCAACAAAAGTTTACATGATGTACATGAGATATCCTCAATATATAAATAAAGCAGGATACATAATGTTAGATGGGCAACCATCATTTGATCAAGATTGTGAACTTGAATTATATTTAGAAGATGAATTGTTAGATTTAACAGTACAAAATCTAGCAATGTATACTGAAAACTCTGCAGCAGTTCAAAGTGCTCAGTTCAGAATACAAACAAACGAATAAACTTTATTAACATTTAAAATAAATAAAAATGGCTGATTTTTCATTAACCACGTTATTCGTGGTTCCAGTAGGGCAAACCTCTGTCCCTAGCTCTGGCTCAATTTCTACCCAAGACTTAGATCCTGGTCAAGTAGGTATTTTTGGTAGCAACTACGCAGCAGTAGATGCTACTGACATTGCTTCTTCTCCTTACTTCTATGTAGCTCAAGGTAGAACAAATACTTATTTACAAGGATCTAAAAGATCTGACAAAATTTCTGGATGCCCTTCAGGATCTTCTTGTAAATCTAACGTAACAGAATGGTACAAAGTTTCTGCTTGTCCAACTGCTGCTAACCAAATTACTGATGTAACTAATTTCACTGTACAATGTGGAGAAAGCATCACGTTAACTTTACGTGCTCACTCTTCTTACATTGATACATTGTATTTCAATGGTTTCACTCGTTCAGTAACTATTCAAGCTCCATGTTGTAATTGTGATGACAATCCATGTGCTGATGTAAGTGATAACATTATCATCGACTTATTGATTGCTAAATTAAGACAACAAGCTCCAGGTAACAACCCTGATAACATTAGCTTCAATACATTCTTTACATTTGAAAATGTAGGTGGAACTATCTTACGTATTACAGGAAAACCATTAACTAAATATGGTCAACCTTGTGATATCGCAGCGTTCCCATTTGAATATGATAGATTGTGGTTCCGTACATTTGTATACGCTGGTCCAGCTACTACTGCTGACTTTATCGTTGCAGATGCTTGTAACTATGTTGCTACTCCTGTTGTTCAACAACGTGCTTCTTATCCTACTGGTACATCTGCAGAGATTGCTCAATTAGAGAAAAACTTCTACAGCTACCAAGCAGGTTACTTGAAACATTTATATAGAATGAATGGATACAACGAGAACTTCGAATCTTGGGTATCTGATGGTGCAACTTACAACACATTCTATATCAGATTCAACGAGTATAACAAATCTGAATACCAATGGGGTGATTATATCATGGAAGATTCTACAGTGATTCTTGCTGTTCCTAATGGTGGTTCTGCTCTTACTGCTGGATTTGAAGCAATCTTAGTTGCTGGTTTAGGTGCTGTTGTAGATCAAGGAATTCCTTGTATTACTACCACTTCTACTACAACTGGTGTCCCTGCATCAACAACAACTACTACTTCTACTCAAATCCCTTAAGGATAAAGAATAGTAAAATTAATAATAACCTATGCCAGGGGAAAGAGGATAACTCATATTCCTCTGGCATATTTATTTAAAAACAACATGGCAAACTTACAATTAGATATACTAGTAGTACCTACTTACGATGTTAATACTCTTGGTGTTGCAGACGCTTCTGTATATCCTACCAATCCTCCAGTGGTCTCAGCACCATCTATTGAGATTGAAATACCAGGATTCGGAACCAAGATAGTACCTTTTGTTCCTGACCAATTAAATGTATTTACATCATCTAATTTAGGGATAACAGATCCTGGTTGTAATCAACCACTTCCAGATGGAGTGTACAGATTAAGATATTCTGTTGCTCCTGCATATCAAAATTATGTTGAGAAAACAATATTACGTGTTGACAAGCTTCAAGAGAAGTTTGACAATGCGTTTTTGCAATTAAATATGATGGAGTGCGATAGAGCACTTAAAACACAATCTAGTGTGCAATTAAACACGATTAACTTCTTTATTCAAGGAGCGATTGCAGCAGCTAATAACTGTGCAGAATATGAATCAAACACATTATATGCTCAAGCAGATAATATGTTAGATAACTTTTTAAGAACCAACTGTGGTTGTTCTGGTAACAACTACTTATTAAACTTTTATTAATTATGGCACAATGTAATTCATGTGGAGCTAAAGTGGGATGTGGATGTCAATTAACCAATGGGTTATGTGGCACATGCGCTGCTAAAGTAAATAAATAAAAATCGCTATTATGTTATCACCAAGATTAACAAATTGCCCAGAATGTGCTGACATTCCTTCTTTGCTTAAAAAAATAGATTGCAAGTTAGCAGAACTTGGTAATAATTTGTACAACAATATTTCATATATGTTGAACAAACCTATACCTGCTGGTGACATTCTTCAGTTAATAGGCTATAGAAGAATACTAACTTATAAGTATTGTAATCCTAACTATGTACATAAATACTCTGTGCAAATGATTGCTAGTAGAGTGATACGTTTAACAGTAGGATGTGTTAGTAGATGTAATGAACCTGAGCGTTGTTTAGAAGATCCTTGTGATATTACAATTGTAGCAAATCCTACAACTACTAGTACAAGTACAATTGCACCTAGCACAACAACAACTAGTACAAGTTCTAGTAGCACTACAACTACTAGTACAACTGTACAACCAACCACTACCACAACTACAACACAAGAACCAACCACAACCACTACAAGTTCTAGTTCTACTAGCACAACTACTAGTACTAGTTCTTCAACAACTACTACTACAAGTTCTAGTTCTACTAGTACAACAAGTACAACTACAGGAATACCATTTTGTGTACCAGAATGTTTTCCTTTATTTAGTAAAGGAACTGGAATATTTATATATAAAAACTTTAGTATAACTGATTTAACATCACAAATCACAGGACCTATTCCTGTAACTGGTGATGTTGCAAACACATCAAATAAACTATGGTTGTATGGTCAAACAGATATATCTGAATATGATATAAATGGTTTCTGTCCATTCTCAGCTACATACAATAAAAATATAAATCTAGCTTCTGGATTATTTGGTTCAGGCATGACAGCAATTGATGATGTAACATTAGTTAGTTCAATAGGAACTAACATTGTTGAGGTTGATGTATCCACTACAACTGCAGGAATAACTGTTAAGTTCCCAATGCCTACAAATAGAGATATATCAGGAGACTTAATCTACACTACATCAAATCAATTAGTTTGTTCTTACGTAGATAATATAACAAGTAATACGTACATCACTATACATGATTATTCTACAGGAGCAATACTTGTAGATATTAATATCTCATCTATAACTTATCCTTGGGGATTATATATAGATGCAGGAGTAATACAAGTTTGTGATAACAATGGTCAAATATTCAGTCTTGATTTAGATACAGAAGTGTTAACTCTTGTTGCAAATGTAGGACAAAGCTTAAACGGAGCATCACAAGCTCCAGAATGTGCCATATTAAATCCTATTACAACAACAACGACTACTACTGTAGAACCTACAACAACTACAACTATAGCACCAACTACAACTACTACCACTACTGTAGATCCATGTTTAGATTGCGTAGCACATGATTTAACAATTGGAACACAAACTTGGACAGGTTGTAATTTAGATGTTACTACTTTTAGAAATGGAGATCCTATTCCAGAAGTAACTGACCCATCAGCTTGGATAGGATTAACAACTCCTGCTTGGTGTTATTATAATAACGATTCTGTAAATGGACCAACCTATGGTAAATTATATAACTGGTATGCTGTAAATGATCCAAGAGGTTTAGCTCCAGTAGGTTACCATATTCCTAGTGATACAGAATGGACCACTTTAACTACCTTTTTAGGTGGTTCCACTGTTGCAGGAGGTGCATTAAAACAACAAGGATTTTGTCACTGGTTAACTCAAAATACTGCTACTAACAGTAGTGGATTCTCAGGTCTTCCTGGAGGATATCGTGGTACTGGTGGAGGATTTTTTGGAAGTCTTGGTACCTATGGTAGTTTTTGGAGTACTTCACAATACGATCCTACAGCTAGTTATTTCCTTAGTTTGTTCGTTGCAGATAATACAGCAACCATACAAGTTGCCAACAATATAGATGGTCAGTCAGTACGTTTAATAAAAGATTAATAATAAACACTTAAAAAATAAATAATATGTCCAATTGTTCAAATTGTTATAACGGATGTACAGAGATTGTCTCTGACAGATGTGTTAAATATACAGGAATAGATGTTCCTGTTCTAGGAATCCAAACAGGTGATTCATTATCATTTGTTGAACAATCATTGATTACATTCCTTACAGCTGCATTAAATGGTACAGGAATTACACCAATTATAAATGATACAATCATTTGTGATCTTGTAAAACAGTATTTACCAACATGTGGAGATCTTTCATTGAATGATGTGTTAACAGCTGTTATAAAAGCTGCTTGTGATCTTCAAGAACAAGTAGATGCTATAGTTGCAGACATAGTAGTAATTAATAATGAAATAGATACAATTGAAGCTGATTACACTGTAAGATGTCTTGTAGATGGAACACCTTCTATAACACCTTCTTCAGGAACACATGCTGTTCTTCAAGCTACAATAGATACATTATGTGCATTAGCTTTAGATCTTAGTACAAATTATGTAAGTATAGCTAACATTGATACTTATATATCAAATTATATTAATAATAATCCTGCAGCTTCATTAGTAAGTACTAAAATGATTCCTTATGTAGCAGTTCCTTATTTCAATCCAGATCTTTCAAACTTTGATGCTACAGGAGCTGGTATAGGAAACTGGGTTAAGATTTATTTATGTAATGGTGCTAATCCAGGTGTACCTGATTTAAGAGGAAGAGTGTTAGTAGGAACTACTACAGGAATGAACGGTGGAACACTTAACGCTGCTGTTGATCCAGCTGTACCAGGTAACCCTGCTTACTCATTAGGAACTACTACAGGTTTAAATCAAGTTACACTTGGACCTACACAAATTCCTTCACATACACATACTATTACAAATGTTGTAAGTGTGACTGATCCTGGACATACACATAATTTAAAAGTTAATACTAATGCTGCTGGTTCAGGAAATCCAGCTTTTGAAGCTGCAAGTACACAAGGTAATTTTGCTACAGACTCTGCTCAAACAGGAGTTACTGTTAACGTAGCTTCCACAGCATCTAGTTTTGGTGGAGGACTTCCTCATCAAAATAATCAACCTGCAATTGGTTGTTACTATATTATATACATACCTTAATAAATCATCAAGATGGCATATCCTTTTTTACCTGTTAACCCTTGCTGCACAGATGTAGTTTTAAATACTCCTTGTGGATGTAGTTCTACAATCACCAATAGTGGTTGTAATAACAATGATCCATGTAGTACTCATTTAACTGCATCTAGCACTATTGTATATGATGGTCCTGTACTACCATGTATAGTAGCTGAACCATGTGATACACTTAATGTAATCTTACAAAAGATAGATGAGATCATTTGTAATTTATTAACACAAATAAATTATTTAAATAATCAAGTTACTAACATTACTAATCAAGTGATTGCTATTAATGGTGATATAATTAATATATATAATATATTAGATGAGTGTTGTTCTGCAACTACCACCACCACTTCTACAACAGCAGCTCCTCCTCCTTGTGAAAGTTTCTCTTTAGATAACACTGGAGTAGATCCTGTGGCTATTATTATTACTGATTGCGTTACAGGAGAACAAGAAGCTATTGTATTATTACCAGGAGAAACAGACATTTGTGTTGAAACAGATAGTCCTCTAACTGTTCCAGGTACAGTAATTGTTACACCAAATGGCCCTTGTGGTCCAACCACTACAACTACCACTTCAAGCAGTAGTAGTACTACAACCAGTACAACAACAATATCTCCTTGTGAGTGTTTAACTTTCTATAATGGCAGCATTAGTAGTCAAGAGATTACATATATTGATTGTAATGGAGATTCTCAATACGATATAATATTAGCAGATGCTACTAATAGTTATTGTGGATGTTGTGGAGAAGCACCAGGTAGCATTGATGTAACTATTTCAATTGGTGGAAACTGTATTGATGGAGCATGTCCAGCAGAACCAACAACTACTACAACTACTACAATATCTTTATGTGATTGTTATGATACTGAAATTACTATAACATCAGAAACATTAGCTATTACAGATGATGGACAAATTACAGTGCTATA